AATGAGTGCAGCAGCATGACCTACAAAAAACGCAGCCTCAAGTTTCAATTCACCTTAAAAGATGGTGCTTTCGACGAGAAGGGTAATGACACCCTTACGATAGACAACATCAAGGCTGAGGTGGAAATGGGGGCATATGGTGGCGTGGCGGGATCGGAAATGAACGCGCGCGTGTTCGGCCTGAGCCTTCCAAATATGGCCCTGCTTAGCTACAAGGGTCGTCAGCTCAGCAGCATTAAACAGAACATGATTAAGGTGTGGGCAAATGATGAGCCGTTGTTCCTTGGCGCCATAACCAACTGCTTCCCTGACATGAACCAAATGCCAGAGTCGCCGCTTATTCTGAATGCGTTCGCTACAGGGTTTGAGCAAACGGTCAACGCATCACCGTTTTCGGCAGAAGGCTCGGTTGATGTTGCGACCGCCATCAACTCAATAGCCAAAACCATTAATTACACAGTCGTGAATAACGGTGTAACCGAAAAGCTGTCCGGCGCCTACTTTCGTGGCGACCCAATTAGTCAGATAAAGCAGATATGCAGCGCGGCCGGAATCAACCATGACGTGAGGCTTGGAGTGGTTTATATCTGGCCTCCGGGCGGAAGGGTTGACGATGTTATGCCATATGTGTCGAAGAATAACGGTCTCATTGGCTATCCCGTTCCCAGTGGTTATGGGATGAGCTTTAACACCATTTTCAGCAATCTTTTCTGTCTCGGCCGCCGAGTTAAGCTCGATACAGAATTGCCAAACGCCAGTGGCGTCTACACGGTTATTTCAGCGAAGCATCACCTTTCAACCTGGACTGAAGGCGGACCGTGGTACACGTCAGTTTATGGCGCCAGTACTGATTTAGGGGCGATCATGCAATGACAGAAAAGAAAATGGCGGTTCGCCCGCAAGACGTAAATCACGAAGCCAACGCGCAAGAATTCATGTTCCGCGCGATGCTTAACAAAAACGCCTTCATCCAAATAGTTAGAGTCGAGAAAGTAAAAGTTGACGCGGATGGTGGGCCGCCGCTGGTAAATGTTACCCCGTTGGTATTAGGGTTCTCTGGCGAAGGAACACCGATTGATAACAGCCAGGTTTTCAACATACCAGTCTGGCGGTTGCAGCGAGGAAGCAGCGCGGTAATTATGGACCCGGTGGTGGGTGACTTAGGCTTGATGCTCTGTTGTGACCGAGATACCAGCCGCGTTCGTGAAACCAAAAAAGAAGATATGCCTGGCTCATCGCGCACGCATAACGAAGCTGACGGCGTTTACTTGGGAGGTATGCTGAATGCAAGCCCGATGCAATATGTTCGATTCGCAGATGACGGAATCTCGATCGTGTCCCCGCTGGTTGTCACAGTTGAATCACCAACGGTAGAAATAAACGCATCAACCTCTGTAACGCTAAATTCATCCAATATTGTCCTCAATGGCCCTGTTAGTCAGGGCGCAGGAAGCTATGCCGGTGACTTTAACTTCAAAGGTAACATCACTGCTGAGGGCGAGGTTACAGGTAAAGGGATTAAGTTATCTGACCACGTACACAACGGTGTGCAAACGGGCAGTGGAAACACAGGAAAACCACAGTAGATTTTGCGCTCACTTGCGAACGCTTTGCATTAAACTCCAGAGGTAATCAGGAGGATTTATGAAAAAATTTATCTGGCTTACCTTGTTGTTTTCCAGCTTCATTCAGGCACAGCAAATGGATACTGGCGCCATAATTAACGCATGCGGAGCAGTGCCGCGACTTTACTCTGTCGCCTCTTTGGCTGCATTTGACAAAGATAACTCTCAGTGGCGAGAAGCAACCTACAGCGTTGCCACAGAAATAATGATTGGCAATGATGAAGCCGACCGCATTATCGATTCGCTTCGCCAAAATAGAGATATCGCCAATCACTTTATTCAGTCTGGCGCCGGGCAGGCCGATCCGCAGTTTATGGAAAACTGCATGCATGAGCCTTCCAAATACATACCCAGCTACCAGCGGCTACTCAGGGCCGGAAAACTAAACTCTCACTAACCCGCTTCGGCGGGTTTTTTATTGCCGGAGAAAGCATGCTAACCAAATCACTTCAGCTAAACACCGAAGCATGGGACATCACTCTGGATGGCGCAGGCAACCTCGCATCGACTGCAAATCCCTACGCAGTGGCACAGGACGTTGCGTGCGCCTGCAAGACGTTCTTGGGTGAAGCCTGGTATGACACCACGCTTGGCATTCCTTACTACCAGCGCATCCTCGGACATTGGCCAGGCACGCAACTGATCAACACCAAGATGCAGTCAGAAGCGTTGAAACTGGATTACGTCCAGACCGCAACTTGCACGACCGTCATTGGCAAGCAGAACCGCGTAGCTTCCGGCGTCATGACCATAACCGATACGAACTATAACCAGAGCACCATCAATTTCTGAGGCCAATATGGTAGATGAAGTAATTGTCACAACCTCAGTGCCGGCGGCAACGTTCTCTGACATTGGCCTCTCCGTTCCTGATGAGAAAGATATTCTCGACGGGCGACTGAGCGATCTGGATGACGCGCTGGGCGGCGGGATGAGCAAAAGCCTGACGACGCCGCAGGGGCAGATTGCCATGAGTGACACGGCAATTATCGCGGAAAACAATGACCAGAAGCTGGCGATCGTAAATGGCATCAACCCCGATTATGCATCCGGACGATTTCAGGATGCTATCGGACGCATTTATTTCATTGACCGCATAGCCGCGCAGGGGACCACGGTTACAGCCACGGCAACCGGATTGGTTGGCACATTAATTCTTGCCGGTAGCGCTGCGCAGGATGACGCGGGTTACATCTACTTCTCACTTGCTGACGCCACTATCCCTGCATCGGGCTCAGTCGATATCGTGTTCCAGAATCAGACAACCGGCGCTATTGCGTGTCCGATTGGCTCACTGAACACGATTTATCGCGCGGTTAACGGCTGGTCAGGAATCACAAATGCCGCCGCCGGCGTGCCGGGTAATGCGGTAGAGACTCGCGCCAACTTCGAATACCGACGCAAACAATCAGTGGCGTTAAACGCGAAGGGTACTCCAGAGTCAATTTATGCCGCGGTACTCGATGTGGAGGGTGTTGTGGATGCTTACGTCTGGTCGAATCACTCTGGCTCGACGGTGAACATCGGTTCCACAAATTACCCGGTACCAGCGCACAGCGTTTATATAGCCGTTTACGGCGGTGAAGCGGCTGACATCGCGCAGGCCATCTACGTGAAGAATCAGGCTGGTTGTGGGATGGTTGGCAACACCTCAGCGGTGGTCACTGATACATCGCGCGGCACCAATATTTCGCCAAAATACACGATCACATGGAACACGCCAACGCAGACGCGAACCTACTTCAAGGTGCAACTGGAGAACACTTCATCCCTTCCTTCTGACATTGTCAGTCAGGCGCAGGAGGCGATTATCAGTGCGTTTAATGGCAACAGCGAGTTGGTACCTAAGGCGCGTATCGCATCGAAGGTTTTCGCCGGCGGTTATTACTCAGTGTTGAACAACATCGACACTGCATCCGTAAACGTCCTGTCAGTGACCATCAGCATCGACGGCACGAATTACAGTCCATCCGTTGAATACGGCGTTGACCAGATACCTTCTCTCGATGCCAGTGACATAAGCGTAACCCTCGTATGAAGAATGTGAGAGACACAATCCTCACACAATACGCCGCAAGCCCTAACCTCCGAAGCCTGATTGAATCATTTAATACCACGATGGATATGACGGAATTCACCGAAGAATTCCTCACGACCATCTGGGATATCTCTACGGCTGAAGATTACGGGCTGGACGTGTGGGGCAAGATAGTCGGCGTGTCCAGGCTGCTTAACGTGCCGCAGCAAACTACTAATTTCGGTTTCGACGAAGCGTTTATAAGTGCGAACGACGAATCACCAAAGCCGTTCGATGAAGCTCCTTTTTATGAGGGGCTGCAGCTAACCACAACGGTGCGGTTGGCTAATGATGGCTACAGAAAGCTCATCCTTGCCAAAGCTATGGCGAACATTACTGACTGCTCAATCCCTTCACTGAATAACGCACTCAATTACCTCTTCGAAGGTGAGGGTGATGCTTTCGTAGCAATCACCGGCGTGATGTCGATGAGCTACGTGTTCAGCTTCAATCTGTCACCGGTTGAATGGGCGATTTTGCTGAATTCAAATGCGATCGCCAAGCCCGCAGGGGTTAGCGTCAGCATCATGTCACTCGACTTTAATAACACATTTGGCTTCGCCGAGGCTGATATGCAGCCATTCGAAAGCGGAACGTTCTTCCCTGATTCAGGAATTCAAAATGCAAACCAGCTCACAGCCTAAATTACTTCCAATCCCGTTCGCTGATGGGGGTTCAAAGCAGGACATTCCCAACGACTCTCAGATAGGCATAGCAGCCGGTCGAGCTTCTTATAATGATGGTTTTCCTCCCCTGACGCGGACGCCATTGGCTGCCGGTGGAGTCCCTCCATTCGGTACCGACTTTAACGGCGTGTTCAACGACATCACCGCAGCAATTCGCTGGTCACAGGCTGGCGCCGGTTACCCATTCAATGCTGCGTTTAACACTGCCGTGGCTGGTTACCCGAAGGGCGCAAGAATCCCAAATTCAGCCCTGGACGGTTTCTGGCTGAATACCACGGATGGCAACAGTGCTAATCCTGAAAATACTACATCATCACTGACAGGATGGATTCCATCTGGAGTTTATGGTGTCACTACCATTACAGGTCTTTCCGGATCTAGCGTAACCCTGACAACACTTCAGGCATCTAAAGACCGAATTACACTAGCTGGCACCCTAACCGCCAATATTAATTTAGTGGTTCCCGCGTGGGTAAAGAGTTGGGATGTCGTTAATAACTGCGGAGGCGCATATTCAGTAACTATTAAAACTCCATCTGGTAACGGGGTACAAATACCAAATGGACTTACGGCTTATGTTGTAGGGAACGGGGTAGATATATTACAAGATAATGCTTTGCTGGGTAATTCCGGAAGACTTCTCAACGTCCAGCAATTTACCTCAACAGGAACATATAATCCGACGCCCGGAGCAAAAAAAATAATTGTCGAAGTTTGGGGTGCAGGAGGAGGCGGTGGCGGCGCTGCGGCAACGGGAGCTTCAACTGTAGCTGTAGGCAATTCTGGAGGCGGCGGCGCTTATTCTAAGGGGCAATATTTAAACCCGACAACTACGAATGTTACTGTTGGTATAGGGGGCGCGGGTGGCGCTGTTGGAGCAAACAACGGCAACTCAGGAGGGGCATCATCTTTTGGATCCTTTATTGTTTGTGCGGGAGGAACAGGAGGTTTTGGTGGCACAGCTCAGTCAGTAGGATATGTAACAGGAGTTACATCAGGCGGCCTGGTTACCACATCAGGAAACATCCTGAACATTGGTGGTGGCACGGCTACTCAAGGTTTCACGATTAACACTGCCGGTCTAATACAATCCCTTCCTGGTGGCGCATCAGGAGTTCCCGTAGGCCCAACCTCAGTGGGGTGTGGCGGTTACGGGGCATGGTCAAAAGCAAACTATGTTGCTTCAGGTGGTGCAAACGGTATTAACGGCGCGGTAATTATCTGGGAGTATGCGTAATGGCAGCTTATGCACTAATTGAAGATGGGGAAGTGGTAAATACGATTGTTTGGGATGGGCCTGAGAAAGCTCCAATCGATTTTGGGGAAGGTGTTAGCTATGTAGAAATACCAGAAAAAAGTAATAATTACCCATCAATAGGCTGGGGATTTAAAGATGGTTTTTTTGTCGCTCCATCGCCAACAGAACAAGAAACTGAAGAGGTTAGAGCGGAGAAAACAGCAAACAACATAGCTACAAAAGAATCACTAATGAGCATAGTGACACAGAAAATAAATATATTGCAGGATGCTGTTGATCTCAATATGGCAAACGAAGAAGAATCTAAGGCTCTTCCACCGTTGAAGAAGTATCGAATTCTTCTGAGTCGAATTGATGCCAATACCGATACTGACATCACGTGGCCAGAAATGCCAAAATAAATTTCACAGGGCGACGATAATGCCGCCCGTGTTAAATTAATTGAAATGTATAAAGTAAAAATCTTCAAATTTTAGCACGCTAAAGTATTCTGTTCTC